ATAGCTTCTTTAACTGCTTCTCTTGATAAAGCTGTTGCTGTAGTTACATTAGTAGCTCCTTTAATTAAGTTAGCTACATAAGTGTCTCTAGCTACTGCTAAACCATGAACTGCTTTTTCTTGATATTTTTCTTTTAATCCTGGAACTGATTGAGCTTGGTTAATATCATCTACATAGAATGCAAAATAATTTGCTTGGTCGATGTTTAACACTTGTCCTCTGTCGCTCATTTCTTCAATACTGATATCAGTTGTTGAATCATAAGCTCCAATAGTTGGTTCTCCTACTCCTAATATTTTTACTGATGCTGCATATTTACAATCACCTTCGTAATCTCTTAAACAGTTAGCTACTAATTTTGTTTTTAATTCTAGGTCATCTTGAATTTTTTTAGACCATATTGTTTGAATAAAATTTGTTACTGCCATTAATAATCTTCCTTTCCTTTTCTGTTATTTTAGGAAATACGAATCATTACCACTTAGACATGGAGTTTTCTACTGCTTTAAATAAAGCAGGGTTTTTATCAAAATCTTCTTTTGTGAATCTCATAGCTTCTTCATAAGTATAAAATTCTTTAACACCATTATCTTTTATGGTATTACTCTTCATACTTCCAATTATTTCTCCCTTTTTCTTAGGGTTTAATTGTGTGTACATCTCATATTTTTCTTTTAGAGATAAGCTAGGATTAAGTTTATTAGCAAATTCATTAAAATCATCATCTAATTTTGAGATTCCAATACTAGCTAATTCTTTTTCGTTTTCAATACGAGTTCTTTCACTAGCTAATTTACTAAATATAATCTTTTCTTGTGGTGTCATATTATCTACACCAATATCAGCTAAACGATCCACTTCTTCTACTATTTCTTCATAACCTGATGAAATAATATCATTAGCTTCTGCATCTGCTAATATTTGCATTTCTCTATCAGAATATTGTGGTGTACTTGGTATTTGAATACCTTTGTTTGTATAAAAGTCTGTAAAAGTATCTGTCATTTCTTCAATGCTTTCTACTCCTGTTCCAGCTTTTAATACATTTTCTAGTTTTCCGTATTTTCTTTCATAATCTTTACGGATTTTTCTTTCTGCATTCTTCTTGGCATTAATTTTAATTGTTGTTTTAATTTCTTCTAATTCTGCCTCAGTATACATTTTTGGTTGTTCAGTGTTTTGTACTGGTTCTTGACCTTCACTTTCCACTTTCACACCATCTACAAGTTCTTCTGTAGCTTGTTCTACATTTTCAGTAACTTCCTCTGTTACTAGGGTATTGTTTTCTTCAAACATATTTTCTTCCTCCTATTTTTTGATGTGAGTTTGACTTCTCACTATTCCATACAGTTTATAGTCTTAAATGCTTGGACAATATCATTGTTTACTGGCACAACGATTAAAACCTCTATAAATCCCTTGCTATTAGTAAAGGATTAATGACCTCTGCCTACACTGTAGGTGAGCCAAATATAAAAAAGCACCTATTCAGTAACAGGTACTTCTTCATCCATCATTTGTTGTTCTGCTTCTCCTACTGTTTCCATTTGTTCGTTTGGATCAGCATTCAAGAAAGCTTGTGCTTTCATTTGCATTGTTTGTTGTTGTGCTTTAATTTGAGCTATTTTCATTTGTTCTTCTTCCATATAGTCTATAGCATCTTGTAATTTTGCTTTAGGCATTACAGAATCATCATCTAACAATTGAACATATGTTTTTAATTCGCTTAATCTTTGTGCATTGAAATATCCTGCTTTTAATAGGTTTTCAATACTTACTTCTTGAGCGTATTTATCATAAGCACTCTTAGGCGTAATATCTACTGTTACTACTCCTTTTAAGTTTTGTAATACTGTTTCTGGTATTTGTACTGTTTGAGTATATTCTTCACCATTTTCATCAATAGTATCTTCTTCTAATACCATTCCTTCTGGTGTATATACAGTCCACATATCTAGCCATATACGAGCTAAATCTTCAATAGTATCTTTTAATCCCATTGTTTGTTTAGATAATGGTTGTTCTGATGCTTGTTGTACAGCCAAAATTGCTCTACCACTTGCATCTTCTGGATTTATACCACCTGTAGCTATATCACTAGCATTTCTTAATTCACGAGTAACACTAATTAAGTCTCCCATGAATTTAAATACATCTCCACTCATTTGAGCTGGTTGTACATAGCCGAATATGTTAGCTACATTGTCTACTATTCCGTTTGTTTGGATTGTTCCTCCAACTTGTCCTATAGCTTGTGGATTCGCAATTCTACTTACATCTGCTACCTTTGTAGGATATGCATTATGTTTAATACTAATAGCTGTTCTTAATAATGTTTTATTTTCTTCTTTTTGGTTAGGAATTAAGTATTTAACTTCTCCTTCACCTCTAGCACTACCTTTTTTATGTTTCCATAAGAAGTGTACTAATGGATATAATGTTAATCCACTATCTGTAGCTTCTTTAATTTCTATGTATTTAACTGATTTACTAAACCATACTGTACCATTTTCTTTCCACATCTTTGTTACGATAGTACACATAGGATCTTTTTCCCATTTAGCATCTGCTCCTGCATTATCAAAACTATCTCTATCACCTTGTATTAGTTCTAGTTCTTCTTTACTTGCTCCATTCATTTCAGCAAATTTTTTAGCTTCTGTTACTGGCACACGTTTAGAAATAATAATGTAAGGTTGAGATTGTATATCTTCGTTTTGTTCATTACCATAATGTACATCGCATTTGTTTAATACTTCATTTATTGGGTTTTGGTTTTCTTGGTCAAAATCAGCATAGATAATACCTTCACTATTTACTGCTGCATCTTCTGTCATTAAACGGATCTTTGAATCCATTTTGTCTCTTTCCCATACTTTAGATGCTTTCTTGTTAAGTAATTCACAAGTCTTTTCAGCAATTGGTCTAAATTGTCTTTCGAAGTTATCACTAGAGAAATTTATTCCCCATAGATTAGCATTTACTTTACCCAGCTTATAATCTACTATTGTTTCAATAAAATTGTTTTGTACTGGCTCTATTCCTCCTGTATCTGCCCCTTCCCATTGATTACCGTTATAGAATTGATAATTAATATCTGTATCTCTATACACATCATTCATACGTAAGAAGTTTCTACCATGTTCGAATAATCGCCATGTTTCGGTTTCTTTTAATTCTTTTTCGTCCATAATTCACCTACTTTCTTGTTGGTACTTTTACTTGTCCTACACTTGTACCATCATAAACATCAATGTTATGTAGGATAGTTTTATAGTATTCATCTTCTGCTTGTTTTTCTTTTGTCTCTCTATGTTCTGTAATAGCGTTGTTTACTGCTTTAACTGGATTTAAATTAGGCATTTCAATAGTTTCTTGTCTTGCTACCTTTTGTCCTATCTTAGCTCCTGTAATAAAGCAAAATAGATTAATTAAACCTATTGCAATAACTAATAATATTGTTTCCATTGCTTATCACCTTTTTTAGCTTTTCTTTTAGGTTTTTCTACTGGTTTAGTTTCTTCTACTACCGCTTTCTTTTCTCTGTTTTTAAGATACTCTCTTAATACTGCTTTCTTCATATTTCCCTCCTATATAACTTTTATTGTTTCTCCATAGTCCAATTTGTATGTTTGTTTATTAAATACATCAAATGCTGGATATGGATTAATTGGCTCTTGTGTGAATGACACTTGAGTACGTATTTCATGAGCTATTGCTAAGCCCATCATTTGATCGTCATGTCCACCTTCTGGAGCTTCTATTCTACCTTTCTCATTTCTGACAATGGTTAATAGTTCTTCTAATGTATCTTTATCGTTTATTGTTTCAGTATGTTCCCTTACTATCTCTATTAAGTTAGATATAATAGTAGGCCTTGTTAAAGATGTTGTACGGAATCCATAACGCTTTTCTGTTTTGTTAGTGTATTCATCTATCTTTTCTCTTACATACTGTTTATGATAACCAAGTCTTTGTAGTTCTCTTATTGGGAAACTATCAAAGTTTGCTTCTATGCCTATTAATGCATCCTCACTTACTTTATTAAGTGTTCCGTACCATTTACCTAAACAATACATTTGTTTTGCATATTGGTCTGCATCGAATTGATGTTTTAACGCTGCTACTTGTACTCCTGTTTTTGCATCTAATACATGAGCTGTAAAGTAGTCGCTTCCTTCTCCTGCTGTATCTCCACCTATACAATACTT